TGGCCATGGATCCTGATCGTGATGCTAAACTAGCAGACTTCCGTGAATATCTAAAACGTGATGGCATACAAGAACCTGACATGACCGTGTCTGAAAGTGAAGTGGGCTGGTTAGCACGATTGCGTGATCGTATTGTTAATCAAGGCATGTATGCCTTGGTGGAAGCAGAACAACCCGGAGTAGGTGGCCGAGCCAAAGGTATTGAACATCTTGAAGATCTGGTTTTCCGTCGTGGCACACAAGGCATACAAGATGCACTTGAAATTGTAAAACATGCTACAGAGCAACCATCGACTGTGACTGCTAAGTGGGACGGAAAACCTGCTGTGATATTTGGGCGTAAACCTAGCACAGGTGAGTTTGTACTAACTGATGGATCTGGTTTTGAAGCCAAGGGCTATGATGGACTTGCTACTAGTCCACGCATGATGGCACAAATTCAAAGCACCAGAAGCGGTGACAGAACTGAATTGATTCAAATTTATGCAACATTGTTTCCTATGTTGGAAGCCGCTCTTCCGCCTAACTTCCGTGGGTATGTCAAGGGTGATTTACTGTACATGGATACACCCCCTGTGATTGCCGGAAATTATGTGTTTCGTCCCAATACCGTGGAATACAAGATACCTGCCAAGTCCACACTGGGTCAACGCATTGGCAACAGCACAGTTGGTATTGCCATACACTCAATGTATGCTGATGTAGGCGATTCACGACAGCCACTCAGTGGAGTAAGATTTAACGAAGTTCCGGGACTGTTGTTAGAAAAACCAGCCAGCCCCAAACAATTGCAGTCCGAAACCAATGCTGAAAAACAACTCAAACAGTTGATCAAAACTGATGGCAAAAACATAGATACATTGTTTAATCCTGCTGAATTACGTGCCCACAAGATTACAGATCTAGCAAAACTTTGTGTGGACTATATCAATACCAAGGTAGGTACACCTTTAAACAAACAAACACTGTTGCCTGAATTTGGCGAATGGTTACAGACCAAGGTAACCCCACAAAAGTTCCGAAACATTGTGGAATACTTGAATAGCCCAACATCAAACACCCCTGCACTAGCAGCCGCATTCACAGCATTTATGCTGTTGCATGACCTTAAAATGCACCTGTTACAACAAGCAGATACTGAGCATCCTGGGCAAGAAGGCTGGGTCATGGCCACCCCAGTGGGATATGCAAAAGCGGTAAATAGATTTGATCCCAATGCATTTGCGGCTCAAAATAGGCAGAGAAATAATCCGCAACCAGCGTGATTTTTCCAAACTGACTAAATAAAAGCAGGTCCATAGAGACCATTAACTTTAAAGGAAAATTATCATGGCATCATTAACAAAAGTCTCCGGTACAACGCAACCAGTATTTGCGTTAGACGTAGCAAACGGTTCGATTGCTGGCACAGCAAACATTGCGGCTCAAGGCCCAGTTCAATTAGCAGGTCCAAAACTTGACTTCTTCAGCTTGGTAGCAAACACTGCATTGACAACAACCACAGGCGCAGTTGGTAACGTCAACGGCTTCATCAACTCATCCTTGCAAGGCATTCAACAAGTGTCTACAGTTGCAATGTATCAAGTTGGTCCTTTGGCAAGTGCAAACTTGCTCAACGTAGCAATTTACCCAAGTGGTGCTTATGCTACTACTGCGGCATTTTTGGCAGCAGCCAACGTTGCATTCACTGGTTACCAGTGGAACAGTTGTGCCGCTAACGCCGCATTCACGATAATGCCAGCATTAGCTGCCGCATAATCTACTGGTAAGAATACAGTTTAATCAACAACTGACCAACCCCGGACGTAAAAAATCCGGGGTTTCTTTTTGGCATTAAATACTCATAGAATGAAAATCTTATGCCGCACCCTTTTTGATTGCAGTCGCACCGGAGTTACTGGACACTATCGCCCAAGCGAAATCCCGTTTGTGGATGCTACAGGACAGGTAGTGAACAATCAATCAGATTGGAACCACTCCCGGAATCAGCAACGCAATTGGGAAACCCTGCTACAGATCATTGGACTGAGAACACAACCCATGGATGTCACAATGCCAGTGTGTCAACACGGTGTCTGGGAGTTTGAATTCACATCGGAATCCGAAGGGGTGTACGAAATACACAGTGACCCTGATCCCTTGGCCGGGCTCAAGACCGATTGTGAAGGAGTGCCCATGATGTTGAATTTACACGAACAACCACAACTGGCCCCGACCATTGCCACCGCAGGAGACAATCAAAACATTTGGTTCGCTACGGTAAATACATCACTGGAGTAATCATGGCCGACACCACAGATATTGAAAAGAAAAGTTTAGAAGCACACGTTGAATTGTGTGCTGAAAGATATCGTTTGCTAGAAACAAAAATAGAAGCAATAGATGAAAAAATTGTAGTGTTACATGATGTGATTGCTGAACTGCGGGGTATGATGCAGGCCATGAGCACCAAGCGCAACGACCAAATCATAAACTGGGGTGTGGGAATTATCACAGTCCTAGTCGGCACAGTGGGTTGGCTTGCAAGCCATTATTTTAAAATATGACCCGAGAACAAAAATTAGAACAATGGGCAGAACGTGAATTGTCCCGCAATATTAGCGAAATGATAATCGACGACGAACAAGGCGGGATTATAGCATTTGGCAAGTATTATATCACTCCCGAAAAAACTGGCTTTGCAGTACGTACCTGGGATAGAGAAATACATAATTTCACTACCAAAAGAGTAGCAATGTCATGGTGCACCGTGGACCATAAACAACAATACAACTTGGCCAATACAATTTTTGTATTGGACCGTAAAAAACAAGCACTAGCGGCGGATATATACTGCCGTAAGACACTGGGTGAACGTGGCCGGCATGAATCATTTTATGAAATAATAAACATGAAATTACAACCCAAAATAGACCAGTATAATTCAGTCAGCAACGAATTAGAAAAATGTGTAAACCAGGCTAAATATATACAAATTAGAGGATTCAATAATGAAACTGCAAGAACTATCGGCTCTTAAGCCAAGTAAACAAATCGCCAAAGTATTCGAAAGTTATTTTGGATCACGTATCCGTTTTGACCAATTGACACGGAATCAAACACAAGCCATGTTGCAAAAAGTACAGGGCGTGTTGCGTGAGCATCGTGGGACTACTGCACGTCATCACAGCGAGAAGAATCCCAAATACTTGCAGTTGGTCATGATGGAACAAGCATTGAGTAGCCGTTTAAAAGAAGCCGCATTGCCCTTGCCTGGACAAACGCCTGCTCCAGGAACTGCTCCTACACCTGGTGCCGCTGTTGCTGGTGGAACTCCTGCTGTGGCCGGTGCCGTTGCAAAAGATCCTAAATTGGCGGCCGCACTCAAGAAAACACAAAGTGGACAGACATTAAATCCTGAAGAACAAAAATTAGTTGCTGGTGCCGCAATGATGCAGGCCGAAAGCCGTTTGCGTCGTGCAATGAATCGCTTGAATGAATCAGAAGTGCAACAAGCCCAAGTGGTGTTGGCTGCACAAGATATGGTTGACAAGATGCAAGGCATGTTGGAAGACGTTACAGAATTACAATTTAAAGAATTACCAGCCTTGGTTGATTCAATCAAGAATCAAGTGGGCATGGAACAAGCACAACAATTCAATGCAGATGCCACAGCCGCTCTTGCTGGCTTGGTTGGCAATTTGCAAGGTGCAAAACAACAACTTGATGCCGCACTTGGGGTAGTAACAGGTCAAACTCCTCCTGCCGCTGCCGCCGGTGCAATGGGTGCAGATATCGCAGCTGGTGCCGCTGACATGGGTGCCGGTGCCGCTGACATGGCTGCCGCTGGTGACATGGGTGCAGACCTTGACGCTGAATTGCCACCTGAGCCAGGAATGGAACCTCCCGCAGCCGCACTAGGTCGCGCCAAGAGATAATGAAAATATTCGAAGTTGATGCTGGAATGGCACCAACTCCCGATCCAGCACAACTGGCAGGGTTGGTACAGTTTCTTAATGGTCGTGCCGAAGATACTAGTGCTCGAAAAGAAATCAGTCAGGCCGCGTTTATCAAACTGGCCAATGATCTAGATATCAACATCACTCCTGAAAATCTCGTGGATGTGGTAAGTCAACCTCCACTCAGCAACCTACTAGAACCCATGGATCCAAACACAGGTGTGTTGGTTTTCAAAGGCGCTGGACAACCCGACGTTGCTATGCCAGTAAACAAAGCTCAAGACATAGTGGCCGCGGCTGCCAAATCGGCGGCCAAAAAAGACCGCGGAGTCTAATCAAATCAGTCAACTAAAGGTTGACCTAAAACGTTAAATATAGTATACTACCAATACAGGAGGTGTATATGAAAAAACTTATTACCCTAATACTACTCACATGCTCATTGACAGCAATGGCACAACACCATCATTATCATGGCGGAAATGGTTATAGAGGCAACTGGATTGCCCCGGCCATAATCGGCGGTGTGATTGGTTACGGTTTGACCCGTAACTACTACGAGCCTTACTATGTGCCTGCTCCTGTTATAGTACAGCAACAACCGGTCATAGTTCAAACACCATACTATAATCAAACGCCAAATTGCACAGTATGGACCGAAGTACAAGATCAGGATGGTACTATTACCAGAACAAGGACTTGTCGACAATGAAACTAAGAGCAATGAACACAGACACAGAACTAACAATTGATCAAATAATAAAAGATCATGCAGTTGTATTGTTTATGAAAGGAACAGCACAGTTTCCCATGTGCGGATTTTCTGGGCGGGCTATACAACTATTAAAAGAATGTGGAATTAAATCTCCTCACACTATAAATGTATTAGAAAACAACGATATTAGACAAAAGATTAAAGAATACAGCAGTTGGCCTACTATTCCTCAATTGTATGTGCATGGAGAATTTATTGGCGGTTCAGACATTATGACAGAAATGTTTGAGTCAGGCGAATTACAACAGTTATTAAAGGA